CAGTTATTTCATTTGTTAGTGGTTTACCAGAGGATGCGATTAGAAGCCAAAATAGGGCGCGTGGCTTGGTTTTGTGCCGTCATGCTTACTATTTCATTGCCAGAAAAAATATGGGGCTTAAATTGGCTGAAATAGGGGAAGTTTTTGGTGCTGATCATACTACTGTGATTCATGGGGTACAAAAAGTAAAAGATATGCTTTCAATTGAGGATGAAATAACTTTAAATTTTATAAATAATATAAATTCTTGCATAAAAGAAAAATATTTGATCCCTACAATCCTAATGGTTAGCATCCCAAGCGAATTAAATGAAAACGAGGTTATTGATAGAATTAAAGAAATGGGATGCAATACAGAAATTATGAGAACAAACTTTGATGCTTAACGTACATAGCAATACAGTAAAGCGTAAAGTTTACGTTTTGCTTGTTATCGTAATTAAGGTAGCTGATTTGTAATGCAGAATAATTCTGGTTGATCCAATCGTAGAGTTTTTCGTAATGTTCCATTTTGTGTGTGGATTTTTGTTAGTTGGGAATTTTTGTCGGGGATTTTTGGGGTTTTTGTGTCGCGGAAATTTTTGGGGGTTTTTGGGGTTTTTGGGGGTTAGGGATTTTTGGGGTTTTTGGATCAGAAGCCTCAGGGCCTGCATGGCATGATCAGAAGCATCAGGGCCTGCATGGCATGACCAGAAGCATCAGGGCCTGCATGGCATGACCAGAAGCATCAGGGCCTGCATGGCATGACCAGAAGCATCAGGGCCTGCATGGCAAAAAAAAAGCCCATTTAAGGGCCTTAATATTATGATTTGACTATGCGTTTAAGCTCTATCAAATCGCTTTTTTTAGGGCTTTCCTCATGTTTAATTGCATCAATTAAGCGCATATTTGAAATTATTTTGAAGTAATTTTTTCGCGTTACCGGCGAAGTATACATAACATTGAAATGCCCATACGGTAAAGGAAAAAAAGTAAAGTCTAAACGTGAAATTTTCATAAATGTATATTTGGTTAAGACGGTAACATCTGTTACCGTTTCGTCTATTTAAGTCTCGTCAGTTAACCTGTGGTTTAGTTATCAATAAAAATTAGCTTTAAATCCGAATTTACATACCATGAAGTAGTCAAATCTTCATTTACATAACTTAAAACGAAATTGATTGCTTCCTCTTTAGTTAAAGGTTGCTGCCCTTCTTCTTCATCTTCCCAAGAGCCGTTCCAATCAAGCTCGTATAAAATCTCTATTAATTCGGTTAACGTAAAATTTTCTAATTCTAATTTAGATTTAAGATTTATCATTTTATTTTTTTTTAGAGTGAATATGCATCCTGTAGCTTTCCAATAATTAGGCCGGCAATGATAAGCGCAATAATTAAGCGCAAAAGTTGTTTATCTATTTTCATGTGGGTAATAATTTAAAGATATAAATTTGTCAAAATAGGCATTCTCTTGAGCTTCGATATAGTAGTTAGTATTTTCGCATTCTCTTTTATCATCTATGTATTTTTTACAGTATACTTTGCGCTCTCTATAGTCGTAATACATCAATTCACCTTTGTTGATTTTTGTGCCTGTTTTATGGCATTTACTGACAAATTTTGCTGTTAATAATTTCATAGTATTAATATTTATTTATAACAAATCCTGAATTGTCTTTTTTTGCGTCACCTTTGGCCTTTAAGCCAACAATCACACCGGCCGGGTCGAAATATCTCAAATCTGATTCATCGCCGTTAATAACAGGTATGCCGCCGTATGTATCGGGAAGCTCAGCGGAAAAAACTGCAGCAATATTGCCGCACATTGAAATAACTTCGAGGCATTCATCGAAATTAGTTTCAGACTTACTGAATGTTAATTTATAGTTTGTGCCGAAATAGCGCCTAAATACATTAATATTTTTCGTGTAATCATAAAAAAGTAAGTTTGAATAAAACGGATCGAGAAAATTAATACCCGTGTATTTTTTAATTAAGCTGAGGTGATCTATGTCAGACGTCCCATTCAAGCGAATAGCAATTTGTTCAAATGTCCCGTTTAGTAAATCAGTTGATTTGTTATGTATACGCAAAATTTCATTGGCAAGCTGAATGTAAAACTGTTTTCTATCATAGGCCCAAAATTTAGCTTTATTTATGCGGGACAGTTGGACATTGCTGAAACGACCGCGACCGGCACTATATAAACAAGCTTTTTTACAACCATCTGAGGCCATTGGGCAAAGATTGTGAGTTCCAATAATATCTGAGGGGGCCAAATATAAAATAAATGTTGTTAACTCGTTTTTTGCTGTTTTACTGTTTGTGCTGCCCTCGGATAAAAGATTCTTTACAGGTTTGTAATTTCTGAGCGCGATTTCTTTGATTAGATTAGTTTGCATGGTTTGTTGTTTTAGTTAGAGTGAAAAATAAAAGTAGAAATAAAAAAAGGGAAGTTAAATAACTCCCCATGCGCTAAGATTAAATAAAACGATACCGGCGAAAATTGCGATAATTGCTAAAATTTGTTTCATGATAGTTTGGTTTTTGTTTGTTGTTAATTGTTATGTAAATCTACATTATTATTTCAATATTATAACAGTATTATAAAAGTATTTTAAAATATTTATTATAATAATATATAAACAAATAAATATCAATACTTTATGAAATTTCTATTTATTTTTGATTATATGAAAAGAAAGGGTTTCTACATAAAAAAAGCTGAGAACGGTTTATATCTTAATATTTTCAAACCGGATTTTATCCAATATATTAATGAACAGGGTGGGGAGTGGGTAAAGTTTAAGATATTCGAGAAGCTTAATGATACTAAGGGCTTTACCCATAACATGGAGATAATCCAACAAAAAGATAAATGCAACAATGATGCAAATTAAATGCAACAATGATGCAAATAATTGGAAAACAATACAAACCTGCATATCTTAATTCAAACTAAATTCAATAAATGTTAGCCGAAAAGACTTTAGACAAACTGATTGAGAAACGCAAAAGAGGTGGGGCAAGGCCTGGAGCCGGCCGCAAAAGTAAATTGGCGGAGGATGAACTTATGACAAAATTGCACCCAATGGCCAACGACTTTTTTATTAAGATGCATGAGCGCATAAAAGAGGGAGATATTAAGGCTTTACAGCTATTTGCGGCGTACTATATTGGCTTACCAACTCAAAAGATTGAGTCAAAGATAGAGGGGAACTTAAATAATATAGCAATTGAGATCATTAAGCCGAATATACTTTTACAGGATAACAGGACAGTGCAAATAGAGGAAAAAGATAATATGTAAGTAATTGATCCGCAATGCATTAACCCCCTACTTAACATAACGTTAGTTATAAGCAAACCAACTTTTGTATCTGTATTGGCAAGGTAGACGGGCAAGGCCTGGCACAATGGGGGGGACTTAAAGGATTTTTTTTTGGGCCGAGCCGATATAAAGACAAATTTCTGACAACCACCTACACAACCTTCATAACATTACTATATACGATGACCCCCTTTCCGCCCATAGTTTTCAGTTCGCAAACTGCAAACCAAATTTTTTTTTATTTTTTAAACTCATGTGAGCAAAGTGAACATGACTGCAAGTTTCTTACCTTTGGTTAACTTAAACTAAAACAATGAACGCCACTCTCCAAACTAACAAAATTTACGAAATCCTGCAAGAAAGCGACAAGCGTATTTCTGTAATGCAAGGAGGTTCACGTTCTGGCAAAACTTATAACATTCTTATCTGGTTTATTGTAAAACTGTTGCAAGAGAACGGGAAAACGCTAACTATTGTGAGGCAATCGCTTCCATCCATTAAAGGTTCTGTTCTCAGGGACTTTGTGGACATATTAACAAAACTTAACATATATTCAGAGGACAATCACAATAAGACTGAGCAGATTTACTCAATGAATGGAAATACGATTGAGTTTGTTAGTGCAGATCAGCCACAAAAGATTAGGGGTAGGGCAAGGACGTACTTATTCTGCAATGAGGCAAATGAACTCTCTTACGAGGCTTGGATGCAGTTAATCATGAGAACAGAGGGTAAGATAGTGATTGACTACAATCCTTCTGATGTGGCAAGTTGGATTTATGATAGTGTAATTCCGAGAGATGATGCTGACTTTAACATCACTACTTTTCGCGATAACCCATTCCTACCTAAAGAATTGGTTGACGAATTAGAAAGATTGAAGGATGCCGACCCTAACTACTGGCAGATTTATGGATTGGGTGAGAGGGGACTGAGCCAAGATTTGATATATACCCATTACCGAACAACTGAGGAGATGCCAGAAGATGGTGAGGTTGTGTATGGTCTTGACTTTGGGTTTAACGTGCCAAGTGCATTGGTCAAGGTTATGTTTGTTGAGGGTGCTGCTTATGCGCAGGAATTGCTGTATGAAACCAGGTTGACTACAAATGATTTGGTGGATAGGCTA